CAGCACTTAGAACTCACGCTCACTATTTGAACTGGGGATATAGTACAGAGTATGCATCATATGGAAATGATAATACATATGGAAGTTCTGGACTAGTAAACATTCAAGATCCTGGTGGTTCATTTTCTACAAAATTTGGGACAAGTTTTGGTAACGATAATAACAGAGGAACTACAATTAACAAAACAGTTGATGTTGTAAATGATCTGGGAGTTTTCTTCAACATAGGAAACTTCACTCTATCTGACGCTGCTGCACAAAACTTTGATGCTGCACTTGGAGTTAGACTACAGGCAGCAGAACAAATGCCAATGATGCAACCATACTTTAGATTAAAGTACATCATCAAGGCGTACTAAATATGGTATAATATTAATCTACGAAGTGATTGGATTATGACAATTAGAGCAACGGCACCTGTTGTGCCTATCAAACCAATTGAATTGATGGATGGGAAATATGATCAATTCATTGGTGTATATGAAGATCATGTACCTAAGTTTATTTGCGATAGATTGATCGATACTCTAGACAGGTATATCGATACTGATATGTCCAGTGGTGATTATAGAACTTCTGGTCTAAATGAAGAAGCAGTTGTGATGGATGGAACCACACAGTTTTCAAATAAATCTCTTGGTAGAAAGGATAAGGCAATCCTTTTACAATATGCAGACATGACATTGCATCAAGAGGTTAACCAATATCTCAATTCATGTTATCTTCATTATGTTGAGCAGTATGGATTTGTTGGTCCTAAATTGATTAGTTTTGATCAGAAGATTCAACGTACAGAACCAGGCGGTGGATATCATCACTGGCACTGTGAGAATAGTACCTGGGAGATGGCAAATAGAACTCTTGTCTGGGCAATCTATTTGAATGATGACTTTGAAGCAGGAGAAACAGAGTTTCTACATCAACACGTTCGTCTAACTCCCAAGCGTGGAACTGTTACTATTTGGCCAGCAGCATGGCCCTGGCAGCATCGTGGAAACCCTCCTATTAACGGGACTAAATATATTTTGACAGGATGGTACGTTAATTGCCCAATTTAAAATGTCTTCACCCAAAATTCAACTAAACACTCTAGACGGTTCTTTATGGTATAAAAACCGTGTTGAGAAACTAAATGAAGAGGAACTCGCTGCGGTAAAAACATCTGCTGGCGAGTTCTGGTGGACTGATAATGACCAGATGACACTTCTTACTGTGAACTTTGACGGTTCATATGTCTGCGAAAGACGTAAGAGAGTTTGGAGTTATCGTAACGGAACTTACACTTATACAAATTATAAGTTTGTAGAACCATCAGAATCACAAGTATTAGAACTATCAAATAAACTTCTCAAAAAATTTGAGGAACTTAGAATCTTACGATTGAGAACAGAAACAGATAAAATTTCTGGGGTTCTTTCTAGAGAATATAATGGACTCATCAGCAGTTTTAAGTCGTTAAGAAATCGTATGCTGATTGATACTGATTGGTCACAACTTGCTGATGCGCCATTGTCAGATGATGACAAAGGATTATATCGTGCATTTAGACAATATCTTCGTGATATGCCAGAAGATCCTGCTTGGATGAGTAATGATGTATTCCAAGTAGACTTTCCAATTACACCTAAAGTTTATCTGCAGAAAGATCCAAATAGAGAAGTTGAATATCTATCTGTTCCAGCACACTTTGAGAACCAGGCAGCATTGAGAGCTAAGTATAATCTTGCTAGAGTTTATAAGCATCTTGGACTTCCTGGACTCCATGTTTCGGAAGAAGAATGGGAACAGTCTGGATATGAAGATCTCAAAGCAAATCTTAATAAGTATCTTGCTAAGATTAATAAAGATCTGGAGTTTACAGTTCAATTTAAAGTTATTGACGAAGATAGACCAGATAATTATGGCGAGGTTACTGGACAATCAACACAAGTTACTATCGACGAGCTTAACCAAAAAGATTTTAGTTAATTAAAAATTATGGATTTCTGTATTATTGATGTTTTTGATAAAGATTCATATGAATTGAATTTTCTACAAAACGCTTTTCGTGATGCTCCATTTTCTCCTGGGAAAATGTTAGTTTCTGAAGTAGATAAAAAAACTGACGATCTATTTTTAGATACTAAGAATAATCTTGAAATGGATAGAGATTCTGTCGAACCAGGGCACAAATACTTCGAGCATTACAGGAAGAATTCATATTACGGTAGATGTTTTGATACCGTAAAAACTGTGATAGAAAAGCATGGTCCTTTGAGATCACATACGATGATGAATCGCAATAACGATTTCATCTTCTCGAAGTATCTTGAAGGTGGTTATTATCATCAACATGTTGATAATCAGCGCATGGGTAGAATGCGTACTGATTATAGTTGCACATTGTTTATCAATGAGCCAGAAGAATATGAGGGTGGTGAGTTGTGCATTGATATTGGAACTCATGAAGTAAAGTATAAACTAGAAGCAGGAAAAGCAATCGTTTATCCAACTGGCATTAGACATCGTGTTGATAAGGTGACATCTGGTGAACGTCATGTATGTGTGTTTTGGATTGAGTCAGCACTGCAAGATGTGAGAATGAGAGAGTTGTACCGTGGAATTGATATGATGGTAAATAAATACCTCTACGAACCTGATGCTGCTGATCTAATCTCAAAGAAAGGATTTGAATTGCAGCATCACATTATGCGTCACTTTGCACAGTATTCCTAATGAGAGTAGTAGAAGTTCTAGAGTTTACAAGATTCATCGAGCATTATTGTCAGACCAATAATGTTGCTGTCTTGTACTATGAAATTAACTGTAGAGAAGATAGACGCGACGATGTTGTAGCGTTCTATGATGGTAAAATTGATCGTCTTTTGTTGAATCCAATGAAGAGAGACGATGATAACTTTATTGTATTCCCAACAGACTTGGAAGCAATCCAGTATGCAGAAAGCAATTTCCCATATGAATCTGACTTAATTTCTGCTGGAACTGATCCAGAGTTCTTTATTCACTGCCGTGTGTGGCATCAGTCTGGTGCATTTAGTTGGGAAAATAAGGACGGCGGAGTAACAACAATTCCAGAAGCACAGCCACCTGCTTGACAAGGGGTTGACACTCATGCTATGGTAGCAAGGCATTTGTGAAACAGCATGAAAGTCCCCACGCAATATGAATTGACGCACCTGCAACTGCAAGCGATGCTCCGTGATCACAATATCCCAGAAAGCGAAGTAAAGTATCTGGGTGAATTTGAATACACTGCTGAATACACAGCACATCCAGAATATCATGGTTATATGATGCATTGGTATCGCATTGGTAATGAACATGAGGTGCCTGTCTGCGACATCGCATCCATCGACCGAACGGACGAGGACAATTGAAGAACTGTCACACTGGGGTCGCAAGACCCCTTTTTCATGCCCTATAATTATCCCATCAACGACGCACCGCATGACCCTGACCCTTCGCCCCCACCAGCAGCGTATGCTCGATGCTCTGCTGTCTGCTGACCGTGGGCGTCTTACCTGCCCCACAGGCGGCGGTAAGACCCTTGTGATGATCCTAGATACTCTGCGTCGCCTGCAGGCGGCAGACCGCCCCCAGACGATCGTGGTGGTCTCTCCTCGCATCCTGCTGTCGGTCCAACTGTATGAAGAGTTCTTTGCTGAACTCAATGGTAAGGTTGATGTTGCTGTGATGCATGTTCACAGCGGTGAGGTTGAAGGCAACAGCACCACCAAGATCCAAGAGATCCAGTGTCATGCTGCTGTGTGTGCTGCTGCTAACACTCACCAACTGATCTTCACCACCTACAACTCTCTGCGTCGTATCAACGAGGCAGGTATTGATGTTGACACCATCTATTATGATGAGGCGCACAACTCTGTGCGTCGTGACTTCTTCAAAGAAGTTGCTGCTGCTTCGCTGACTGCTAAGCAAGCATACTATTTGACTGCCACTCCTAAGTATCGTGGTGGTGCTATCAGTATGAACAACACTGATGTGTATGGTTCTGAGCTGATCAATGTTCCTGCTCCTGAACTGATTAACAACGGTAGCATCATCCCTCCTACCATCATGCCTCACGTTGTTGACATCGAGCGTCACAAGTCTCTGCTTGCTGCTGAGAATGACCGCCAGGTGCTCACTGACATCGTTGCCAAACTTGATGGTGACGCTGCCCAGAAGATCTTGGTTGCTGCTCCTAACACTCGTGTGCTGTGGGCATTGCTGACTGGCACCAATGTGATGGCAGAGTTTGCTGATCGTGGTTATGATGTTCTCCACATCACCAGCAAGCACGGTGCTTATGTCAACAAGCGTAAGGTTGGTCGTCAAGAGTTCTTTGACACTCTTGATGCCTGGGGTAAAGATCCCAGCCGTAAGTTTATCATGTTCCACTACAGTATCCTGTCTGAGGGTATCAACGTCCCTGGTCTCACCCATACTATTCTCCTTCGCAATCTGCCTGTGATTGAGATGGCACAGACTATCGGACGTGTGATCCGTCTTGACCGTCAGGATGCTGCTGACATTGCTGATGGTAAGATCCCTGCTGGCAAACTTGATTTCTACCGTAAGCGTACTGGTTTCGTGACTGTGCCTGTTTTCACCAACTATGGTAAGCAGACTGAGAAGCGTTTGCAGCGTGTGGTGGATGCCATCTTTGTCAAAGGTGTCGCTGCCACTGAGTTTGCCTGAAATGTGAAGATAGTGTGAGGTTATACAGAAACCAACACAAAACAATCTAAAATACTATCAGTTCGACAGTCAACCATGGATCACCAGAAGCACGAGAAACGCCGCGATGCCCTTGGTCTGTTTTATGAGTCAGTGCTCAAGCCAGACCCAGCACTGCGCCAATGTGCTCACAATCAACAATGTTACCATGAGTTGATGGAATGGCGCTCACAAGTGCTAGAATATCTTGACCGTTGCCGTAATGAGGAATTCAACTAATGACTATTGAAGGACGCCCTGACATCAATGTTCCCAATGACTATTGGCAGAAAGAGTATGAAACACAGCGCAAAGATCGTATGCAAGATTGCATCGATGATTACCTCCAAGATGAGAAAGTATCAAGCAGACGAGCATATGAAGAGATGCTATCTTGCATCCAAGATGTGATAGATTATCACAGAAAAGGCATGGAGAAAGCAACTGTGCTAAAATCTTTGATGATGGGTCACCGTGAGGTTGACTTCGCAGATGAACTTGCCGAAAAATGGCAATATGATAAACTCCCTGAGCGTTTCTAATGAATGAGAAAGAGCGTTTGCTGTTGGCATTGCAGCAAATAAATAACATCACCTCACTGCTACAGGACAACAAGTATAAAAACTACCTGTATAGCAATCTTATCACCATTGAGGTAGAACTTCAACGACAACTCACTAATTTGACTTATCATGAGCGAAGAAGATTTCAAAACAGCAGTTCAGAACATGCTGATGGCACAAAACAATAATGATTACAACTTTAAACTTCTGCAAGCACAAATTGACGATCTTAAACGTCAGTTGGTGGATCTAAACGATCTCAAGGAAGTTTTCCGTCTTCCTAGACCAGAAAACAAAGATCGCAAAGCATTCGAAGAAGTTGACTAATGAAGTTTGAGCATGGTATGATGGTCCAGTATCACCACACTGAAGGGTGGGTGAACTTCATTTGTGATGACTATATCACAATCTGTTTTATTGATCGACCAGACAAGCACAAGCGTAATGGTCGATACCAAGCAAATCTTGTAGTTTTTCGTGAGTATTGGAATGAAGTATGCAGTCGTGTGGATGAAGAGCAAAAAGAAGAGTCAAGCGAAACAACAAGCTATTTTCTACAATCTAGAGGATGCGATTATGTGGGAGCAGCACATTAACAAGACTGAACACGCTAAAACTGAACTCCACCCGATCTTTGGTGATAACTAATGGCTCATCAATCAGTTCTTCGTATTAAAGAAAAGTCATGGACTGCTGGACATGGCAAAGACAAAACTAAAGCAAACTACACAGTAGGACAGAAAAGACTGGAGTTTGAAGTTACTTGGAAAGACAAGATGCAATCGCAAATTATACCATTTGTTGATGAGCATGGACACCAGGGGTTTCGAGTCATCATCGAACGTGCCAATTGAAGAACTGGTCTAGGGGGTTGACACACCCCCTTTTTTCATGCCATAATAACAAAGTATTCGATACGGACTACGCAAATGACTCAACTATTTGTCAAGCAGGTTATCGAAGGTTGTACTGCTGGTCTGCCTGCCCAGATTAAGTATTACACTCAGTTCAACCAACCCGTCAAAGTTATCGATGATACCCTCTCTGAGGTTATCGGTGCTGTCATCAATGACACTCTCTGTGGTGGCACTGGTGGTGGCGGATGGGATGCTTGTGATGGTGGTGAGAGTAAGAACTCCTCTCACGTCCAATCCAAGTTCTGTGCTGATTGTGGCAAGAAAGTTTCTTTCTTCGCTGAGCACTGCCCCCACTGTTCTTGCACGTTGTTCAAAGCGACTAAAGTGCAGAAGAATACCAAGCAAACTAATCCTCGTGATGGTCGCTGGGGTATCAGTGCTAAGTCTCACTTTCAGTACAAAGAAGAACTGAAAGAGTATCGCCTGTCTTTGGTTGAACCTCTGATTGATGACGCTAAGTGTCGTCAATTCCGTTTTACTTACTGGACTCTTGACAAGAACAGTGAGCACCTTGATCGTTATGCTCAAGCCCAGTTGGATAGTGATAAGTCTAACCACATCAACTTCCAACCCTATGGTGTTGACTTCTACCTCAGTCGTCCTGTGATGAAGTTTACTGGTGTGCTCACTGTCCACGACGATCGTACTGAATTCGACTTTGATTTCTTTGACTTGAATAACGCTTCTCCTATGGAGATTCCTGCCAAGTTTACCTCTCGTGATTCTCAGTCTGTGATTGAGTCGAAGAACTTTGGCAAAGATCGTGGCGAGTGGGTCCGCAACTGACCCAGTACAACAAGTGGCACAGGGGGCTTGCACTGCCCCCTTTTTCATGCCATACTACTAAGGTAATCGAGAGACACCCATGCAACTCCTGACCTCTGCCACCCAGGTTGATTTCTTCCCCGTTGCCAGCGGCAAGCGTTTCGTCAAGCGTGTGATCTGGCATCCTGGTGCTGAGAGCGAGATGACTTCTTTTAGCACTGTTGTTAAGACCGATGCTCTCTATTCTATCCGTAACCTGATCGCCAACGGTGCTGAGGTCACTGATTTCAACACTGAAGCATACTCTGGTTCTGACTATTCCCCCGTGTACTGCTGATGATTGAATTTCCACATGTTGCGCCTAAAGGTTATTCTTACGAATATGACACTCCCTCTCGTGGTGTTGTTCGTATTTGGATTGTTAACCACTATCAATTTAGTTACACTTCCGAGCAAGTTAAATCAGTATGGGGATTCTATAAACCTAAAACAAAGAAATACTACGCTCCCATCAACTCAAAGAAAGTAGGTGATGCGGTGAGCATAGATAATACTACTCCGTACTCTGCTATGCAGATACTGAAACCTTTGACGCCCACAGTATTGTCATTCATATGAGCATTAAATTCTTCCCCACCAATTTTGTTTCGTACAAAGAAGTAGAGAATCACGCGGATATTAAAGCAGAGATACTCCCGCGTATCCTTCATTATGCGGAACAATACAAGAATAAACAAGAATATCTGTGGGATGTGCAGAGTAACAGTAAGATGATTACCACATATAATAGTGGTGTGGACAAAGAGATCGCGCATATTATACTCGAAAAGTACATTAGAAATATTGCATGGGATCCTTTCCGCGAGGTTGTTGATTATGCTGGTGTCATGGGATTCAATGATGCGGGAGTAACTAACTTGTGGTGGAACTATTATAATCCTGGTGACTATGGTGAGCTACATTGTCACAGTAATGGAGCACCTGGCACACCAAATTACTCCGCAGTTTACTTCCTTGATTTACAAGAAGAGAACACGCTTGAGTTCTATTCTCCCTTTTTGTCGTCATCTCATCCGATCAAGGGCACCACACACTACATGCACACAAAAGACATCACAGAAGGGATGGTGTGCATCTTCCCCTCTACATTGTTGCATCAGGTTAAACCAGTGACCAAACGTAGGATTACGTTATCATACAATATCTCTTGCAGATACCCCTTCATGGATGCTAATATGGATGTGTACCCGACAGATCCTAGCGTTGCCCGTCCGACCCGTGGATGGGGAGTGTCCTGAGACCCTCCTAGAAGCGCCTGTAATGCCCCTCTGACCTATGAACAGTATGAAGACCGCTGAAGTCCCCTTAACTGCCCCTGAACTGAAGTTTCTGATCGATCTGATGTGGGGTGCTCCCATCTCCACTGTGCGTGAGACAGCATCGCGCCATGGTCTGTCAGATTCTGATGTGGAGGGACACTTGGTAAAGTGTCTAGGCTACCTCGCCTGTGAGGTGGATTGACCCTATACTACTAAGGTAGTCAAGGGAACGACCCATGATCACTGACACCACACAAGACAAGCAACTCCGCCGTACCATCCTCAAATCTATTGAAGAGATGGACATTGAGATGCTCAAGCGTATTGCTTACGAGTGCCGTTGTGAAGAGATGGGATTGTTCCCTGACAACACTTACCTGAACTTCTGATGATTACTTCCAAAGCACAAATGCTCAAGGTGATTGCCACATGTGCTCAACCGCATGTGCTCAACCGTGAAGAGAAGTTCCAAGTCTTCTGTAATGTGTGTGATAACATGTTAGCAGAAGGACGTATCACCAAAGCAAACCACACCAAGTGGACTAATGTTTTCTAAAAATCCTCTCATTCTAGTCTTCCTTGTGCTTGCTGCTATGAGTATGATGAAGATGGTGTATCAGGGAGAGAGCAACATAGAACAGATGGAGCGTATCTCTCGCATCTGTGCTACATTACCTCAACCACACCCTGACTGTCATGCTCACTAAAGAAGACCACGAGTTTGTTGACTTTCTCTTCGGCAAACTCCTCAAGCATGTTGACACTGACATGCTAGACCTGCAAGACGATGACTCTTGCTCTGACCACATTAACTTTCAACAACTTACCCTTTTTTGAACCATGAATGAAGTTATGCTCGACCGCTGGCTCCTGGATCAACTCGATGAAGAATACGATGTGATCGAGATTGAGAAGGATATGCCAGTTGAGGAACTGTCCCACGACGTGCTCGAACTGCTCTCCTGAGCCCTATACTAAGGACATCGACAAGGGAACCACCCATGACCTACTCTCACTACAAAATCGAGATCGACATGCCCGAGACCGAGATTCCCATTGTGTATTTCCGTAAGGTCAAGCGTTGCACCACTGCCAAGGGCATGGATCGTCAGCACAATCGTATGGTGAACGAGGCATGTGATGCCTGGCGTCAGTATGAGTTCAAGCGTCTCACCGTGTCCCGTGTGCCAGCAGAGGAAGTGGCATGATCAGTCTTCCGAACCCCACCGTTTCACCCTATACTGACTTCAGTTCAGACAACGACATGACCACCGCCACCTTCTCTGAGTTCTGCGCCACCGCTGATGCTCGTAACACTATCGAGTTGAACATTCGCAAGTATACTCTCATGCTGTGTGATGCTCTGGAGCAAAACTTCAAGGATCGTAACCATGGCAAAGTCGGTGGTTATGATGCTCCTGTGTATAAGTTTGTGATCGAGACTGGGCGTAAGTATCACAAGATTATCATGGATGCTAATGGTTCCCGTAGTGTTCATGCCTTTGTTGACAAGAAGACTGGCGAAGTTTACAAGTCTGCTTCTTTCAAAGCTCCTGCTAAAGGTGTTCGTTTCAACCTTCTGCTGATCAAAGACCGCGAGTGGTTGCTTGAGAACGCAGACTGGGCAGGTGGTTATCTGTACATGCGTTGACATTCCGCGCTTTCTCTGCTAAATTACTCTAGTTCATTCGCTTCTCCTCCAATGTCTGCTCCTCAGTTCTATCTTGTTGCTGACGATCATGCTTTTGCCCTCGATGGTGATGATTTCTACGGTGCGCCTGTTAATGCTGATGGCACTGTCGATTGGGATGCTGCTTATGACTTTGAACCTTGTGACGAAGATGTAGACTATGTTGCCCACATGTGCTATTATCTGAAGCAAGCATCGCAACTGCACACTGAACACTCCCAAGAGGTATTTGTCAAATGAACATGCTACAAGAGCACATCCGCGAGTTCATCAACCCGTATCCTAACCGATACACTCGTGGTGCGTGGGAGATTCGTGTTCTTCCGCATGAAGATCTAGATTACGATGGTATCCAGAAGTTCTGGCGCTTGTTCAAGAAGTTTCCTAACGACTTCGCGGCAGCAGCAGTCTCTCTGCTCCCTGATGATGTAGAATTCATCCAGTACGACCACCTCCAAAACGTCCTCTTCGCTAACAAACTTTGATCATGAGCACTGACACCCAACGCCTTTCCTATCAACGCGATCTCGTTTACGATTGGTGTACCGATCGTTTCAAAGAACTGATGGTAGAAGAAGACCATGACTCTGCCCTTGCTCTCGCTGATGAGTTCTTTGAGTGGCTAGATCCTGAGCAACTAGAACAAGAAGAAACCCTGTACTACAATGAAGAAGAACTCCTCGAACTCTACGCCCAACGATTCTCAGAAGAATGACGCTGAGATTGGGCGTCTAATGTTAGAAGCGATCAGAGCTCGTAATGCTGGTCGTAATGATGAAGCACTATTCATTGCAAAACAAATCAATGAGATTCGTGCTTCCTGTCCTGACTGCAAACTATGAAAGTAACTCTTGAACTCGGACCTGATCTCCAACTAGAATATCAGTCATGGTTGGATGTGAAACAATCGCTAGGCATCGAGCGTAGCATCAACAACTTCCTTTATTACACATACAACTATGGCACGTTCGCTAATCCTAAAAATCCTGATGACAACGACCCTATTGATGGGTAATGTTGCATCTGCTGCTGAGGACAAGATCACCAAGGGTTTCTATTCTTATGATGCCATGGGATGTATGCTCATGCGTGAGTGTAAGAAAGATGTGGATGAAGTGTTCAGCATGTTAGACATTAGTTCTAACTACGATAACACAGAAGCATTCACACCAGTATCCCAAGAGTTCAATAATATGCTCATGACACTCAATCAAATTGGTGTCAAAGTATACATTGCTGATGAGAGATACTTTCCAGTTGGTCACCGTGGTGTCTACCATACTGTGAGCAATGCATTCTTCTTGAACAAGACATATATGCATCGCCCTAATGTGTTGATGAGCGTAATGCGTCATGAAGGATGGCACGCTGCACAAGATTGTATGGCAGGTAGCATCAAGAACTCTATGATTGCTATTATCATGCCTGAGGAGAAAGTACCACCTCTGTGGAGAGAAATGGTAGAGAAGACCTATCCAGCGTCAGCAGTGCCATGGGAGGCAGAGGCAACATGGGCAGGAAAGACCGCTGGGATGACCCAGAAGGCGCTTGAAGCGTGTGCTGATGGTAGCATGTGGGAGACCTATGAGCCAACCCCTCTCACGCGCCAATGGTTAGAAGAGGAGGGTTACATCAAATGACATATGAAGCAGAAGTACAATTTAAGTTTGACGCCACGTTCACTCCCACGTATGGTACATCATCCTGGACTGATGATGACTACATCCCCGAAGAGCATTACAAGATCACTGCACCAGCAGCAGATCTTAACTGCAAGCAGTATTTCAAGTTATTTGAGAAATTCATGCTATGTGTAGGCATGGACCCACAATCTATTCGCTCTGCTGCTATGTCATTGGTATTCAATGACTGTGTGCGTGAGGAAGAACAGCGTAAGGTGTGCAAAGAGTATGAACTGACCATGGATGAGGACCTGGAGAAGAAATACCAGGAGTATAAAGAGCGTGATGCTCAATGGGCTAAGATGAACGCTCATTATGAGAAGAACTTTGGTAGTGAACCGAAGATCAAAGGTGATCACACTGATAGTCCGTGGGATTCAGAATGACTTACACTAATCAACAACTGATTGATGCACTCGTCAAAGAGTATGAGTGGTTATGTCATGATGACTTTGACCCAGAAGAAGACTGCACACCAGAACAATACCTTGACGCAATCAAGGATCTATCCTATGATGAACTGGTAGAAGAGACACAGACTGATGACATCTTCACCCTTGACCAATTTATGAGGACATATTCATGAGTATCCCTGATTTTCAAACTGAAGAGCACCAAACAGTGTTTGAAGTGCTATTTGAGCAGAAAGCACAAGTATACATCAATCTGATGAACAAGGTGAAGGATATGATGTATGGTGTCGGTGGTGGTAATTATTCCAACCTGCCTGGCACATGTCAAGAAGTTCTCAGAGACATCACACAATCACTGATCTATGATACTGAGTATGCATTCAAAGATGCTCACCCAGAGTATAAGGGCTCAGAGGATGAGATCTTCATTCCTTATCGTTCATTCAAAGAGAATGTACTTGAAGCACTCAATGAAGCACTCACACCCTATGAGTTGCAATATAAGAATGAGTGTGATACACTAGCATGTGCGGACCATTTAGGCGATGATTGAAGTAACACAAGATGGCGAAAACCAATTCACAATCAGTTGGGACGAAAACGACCCCCAAGAAAAGATGTTCAACACCTGGACAGAAGAAGACTTCATCAACGCAATCCAAGACAAACTCAAGGCTCTCGAAGAACTTGGAGTCCTTGACAACGCAACCGAAGCAGTCAATCAAATCAACGACCACATCGAAGAAGAAATCATCGCCACCTGCGAAGAAACCTTCGGTGAAGACTGCTACGAAAAAGACACCACGCTCTACGAGTTCATCGACCAAACAGCAGAAGAACTCTTCGAAGACATCAGTAACGCGGAAAAGTTCACAGACTGGTATTCGGTCAAAGAGGAAGCAATCCGAGAGTATCAAGATACAGAACTCAAGGAAGATCGAGATGTTCCCCCACCTAACAACTTTCCCTTATTTCCTTGATGATCTAACTGAAAAGAAAAAGTGTTGGTTTACCTGTGAAGAACATGCAAGAAAATACATTGAACGATACAACCCCCAATACAAGTTATACTGTTACACTGGAGGAGGACGGTGATGAATGCATCCTTCCCCTACCAGATGAGATCCTAGATGAACTTGACTGGCAAGAAGGTGATATACTAGAATGGATTGTTAACCCAGACAACACTATCACAATTAAGAAGGTAAATGATTAGCACACTCTACATACTGTTCTTCATACTCACACTAACAATCACACTTGAATACACATGGGGAATTAAAAGGCACAAATGACTGTACCATACTATGTTGAAGAACCAATCACATGGAAACAAATACAAGTCCCATATGATATTGTACAATACTGTGATGCATTTAATCCAACAGTAGATAGAGAAGACTTACAATATGTTGACTGTGTGTGGATGCATATGGGATACTATGGCGTCCCTACTCATGTGATGAAAGCAGTAAGAGAAGAGTGGAACCCTAACATTATCCCCGTATTTGAATGAGAGATAAAATCGTATTTGCCCTACCATTCATACAAATCATCATTGCTATCATTACACTATCACGATTACCTGAACCACCACCACAATACTTCTGTCAACAACCAACATATGATTTACTAGTATGCAATCCCAGTCATCCAGTAAATTTAAACATGGTGGACTAGAACCACATAGTATCAACATACTCAGACTAATCAGTGAACTAGAAGGTTGTTACCAGCTAACCAAATATATGGCATTTGATGATGATAATGCAATCATAAATGATATGAAGCAACGGTATTACAAGTTGTACTACCAAACAGTCAAACAAGAGAAGAATAATGTATAGTGTACAGACATGGGATGAAGAATACCATATGGTAAGATACCATACTGTAGTAGATGCAATAGACTACGAAGATGCAGCACAAGTGGTAAAAGATCTAAACCCAGGGCAAAATATACTAGCAGTGACAAAGCATCGTGCTAATGAGAATCAATAAGGTTTTCAAGGTGCTTCCGCGCTAGTTATACCAATGGTTCTCAATAAGAAAGTCTAGTTGAGAATCAATAATAAAAAAAGGTTAATTAAATAGGGGTAAGGTGCGGTGGAGATGTTGGCTTAGCACGCTACCTATCGAAAGTCAAGAAGCACTGTGACACCTCTGAAACCGTCCACAACACCTCAGAAACCCTCCCAGATACCCTATAATACTGTCATGGGGTTGAGAGGCACTCCTGCCGCTTTTCTCAAAACCTCAAAAATCCAAAAAACTCACTTTTTCGGTTTTTTGTAAAACTGAGAATTTTAAAAAAGTTAAATTTTAAGTTTTTTTGGATTTTTTAACTTTAAACCCGCACATTAACTTACAAATGACTAAAAAGTATGACAATTTGATCTCTACAGCTGTAGATAGTATCGAAATTGTTGATAATCAAGTCAAAATCGTTTATAATAGTAATAAAGACAAAGAATATACGTTTGATTGTAATAATATCGATCAATTCCAAGAAGATTTGTGTAAAGAATTGATCAGTATTGAACTGAAGACTGGTGGAAGTGTAGGCAAATTCCTACACAATCAGATCAAAGAATCTGTCCTGATTGAATCTAAATAATCACACACAGTTTGAGTTACTAACCCAAAACAATGAGCAAGAATTATAATCGTAATGATCGCTACGATAAGTATAGCGAATTCAATGACGATTTTGAAGATTACGGTTACGAAGTGAAGAACGTTCGTAGGCAATCTAAAAAGAAAGTTACCAAATTCAAAGACCGTTCAGAGTATTTTGAGGACAGTTTCTGAAGTGTCCACCTAATCCCCCATTCGTCCCGTTTACGTGTATTGTATACATGTTGACGGGATTTTTTCATTTTGACTATCACTGAGCGCAACCAAAAGTTATACGAACTGCGTGAGCGTTTGTGTAAAGCACGAGCACAAGTTGCCTGGATTGAGCAAGAGATCTGGTTGACCAATGATCAGTATAAGAATCAAGATCTCGATTTGTATAAAGAAATGTTCTCCAACTGATTAACAACAATGCAATTCCAAGTTACTGACATCGAGTTTGATTTTGAGGATAGTTTGTATCCTCTGACTGAAGAAGAATGTGCCGACGTTTATGATGACTACATGGGCACATTTTGGGAGGCAGATGATGCTGATGATTTGGTAGAAGAGATTACATCAGCAGCAGGATTTTGCGTTAAGACTATAGACTACCGTGTGATTTTGGATGATATCGAAGCCCCAGAACATGAGAGCACATTTGAGATAGATTACACCACTCAGGCGTGACAGTTGGCACACTGTCCACTTTGCCTCGCAGATCGTCCCCACCCGTGCCTATAATGTCATCATGAACAATCAAACCTTCACCGTTACCTGCCCTGCCCTGGGCGAGACCGAAACCGTGTCCGATCTGGACCGTGCTATGGACATCTGCTTCTCTATGCATGACGAGTCCGACTCCTATGCCTACATCCGAGACGCCTTCGGTGACATTGTGGGCGAGTATGGCGACGTTATGGAGGCAGTCGCTGACCAGTTGATCTAGTGGCACACAGGGGGTTGCAATTGCCCCCA